GCGATTCTCATTTGCTAAACATGATATTAACTTAATGGAAGAGTTAGAGAGAACAAAATTCAGTAGAACACAAACAGGTGAGCCAGTATATCGTACTGAGGACGACCATCAATTTGCCGCAATGATGTGTGCAATTATGGCATTCGAGCACAAGTTTGGCCCACCAGTTCTTTTTGACCGCCCAGAACTTAAGCCTAAATTGCTATCAGCTAAGTGGCTAGATACTACAGTATATGGAGCAAGAGTATGACTGATGAAATAAAGGAAGAACCTAAATTAAGCATAGTTCCAAAAACAGCTAATGATTTAGCTAAAGCATCAATTATGGGTGGTGCTCCTCCATTTGGAGAGAATTTTGGTACTTTCTATATGCCCTATAACGGTACATTAAGTAAGCTAGGTCTTACTCCTGAAAAGCTTATTATTCCAAGAGAATATCATGAAGTAGTTCAGATGTGCTATGACTTTTATGAGCGCGGTGGTTTAGTATCTACAGTAATAAATAGGTTAGCAGAGTTAACTATTACTGAGATACGAAACGGGCAACGAAAGACCTCTAATGAGGCTAATTATTATTTTGATGCGGTACTTCATCGAAAGCCTTCGCGTTTAATGCGATTTCTTTATTCAGCCGCATTAGAGTATTTTATTTCGGGCATGGTATTACCTAAAGTAGAGTGGGAAGAAAAATTAGGCTCAGATGTTTCTGCGCAATTGAATGCTACACGAAAATACCAATTCCCTGTGTTTGATATGTATCCTCCTGCTTTAGTTCGTATTGAATGGGCAGGCTGGGGGGAGAAAAACTATTATCTTAAAGTTCCTACTACAGATTTAAAATTAATCCGCAAAGGTGCTTCGAAGATTAAAGAGCAGCAATTAAAGCTAAAATATTGGATAGATAATTATCCTAACTTTGTGGATCAGATTAAAAAGGGATCAGACCTTGTAGAAATTACTGACACTGATCCAATTTTGCGCAAAGAGAAGGCGAATAATCCTTATCCAACCCCATTACTTTATAATGTACTAGAAGCCCTTATATTCAAGCAGCAACTTCGTCGGATGGACTTTGCTGTAGCATCAAGGGTAATTAACGCAATCTTACTTGTAAAGGAAGGTAGTGATAATTTTCCTCTTACTGATGAGACGAGAGAGAATCTTGATAATCTTCAGAATCAAATTCTTGCGCGCTCTAATAATCCAAGACTACTAGAAAGACTATTTATTTTGTTTAGCAATCATACCACTACATTAGAGTGGATTACTCCTGACGTTCAGGCAATGCTAGATCAGGAGAAATATAAGCAAACTAATGAAGAGTTAAATGAAGGTTTAGGTTTCGCTAAGATTTTAATTACTGGTGAATCTCGGTATGCAAATGCATCTGAAGTTTCTACATGGGCTATTCAGCCACAGATGCAGCAATTTAGGAGCATGGTTAAAGAATGGCTCCTTGATCTATATGATGAAGCCACGGAATTAAATAACTTCCGAAATACCCCTGAACCTAACTTTAGACCTATTCGACTTCAGGATATTATTAAAACTGCTGCGGTATTCCAAGCCGCCTTTACCGAAGGCAATGTTTCTAGAACATCTCGCGCCGAATCAATTGGTCTTGATTTTGAGACTGAGGTTGAGTTAATGCGTGATGAGAAGGAACTAATGGATGGATTGGATTCATTCCCAGCAATGCCGTATAGCCCACCGCCGCCAACTATAGGTGGAGCAAAACCCGCAGGAACTAAAGGTAGACCTACAGGCTCTAAGAATGTTCCTGTAAATAAACGGAATAGCGGTGTTAAGCCTAAAGGCCAAAAACCCGTAGCACGAGTAGCAAAGGCAGAAGATTTATTAGAGGATCAAGAAGTTATTGACTTAATAGATAAAATAGCTAAAGCAACAGGAAAGGTTGTGACGCTGGAAGATTTAGAGACACCTAATGAAGTATAAGGTTGTAGCAGTTATTTGGAAAGATCACTTACGGGCAAATAGGCAAGAGCTTAAAAATAATATTGAGGCCGATCTTGTTTCTACTCTAACTTTTGGAATTCTAGTTAAAAAAACAAAAACCGTACTTGTAGTTGCAAGTGAAGTTGAGAGGTATTCTGAGAGAGATGACTTAACTTACATGGTAATAATTCGAAAAACTATAGAAGGAATCAAGGAATATGGTGAAATTGAAATCGATAATTTACGAATTGCGCCCTAAAAGGAGAAGTGATGCAAAGCTGTTATAGATGTAATGAGCAAAAAGGTTTAAAAGAGTTCAATAAATCACAGCTAAATAAAGGAAACTATATTTGTAGGGATTGTCAGAGGATAGATTCGCGGGGTTTTAGATTGAGTCGCTTCGACATATCTTCATATGATGAGACTAAATTAAAAGAATTACAAGATAATAAATGTGCGATTTGTTTAAAAGAATTTGATGATAAGCGACAACCATGTATTGATCATGATCATTCGTGTTGTCCTAATTATTCACTTGCGGTAAGTGTGTTAGAGGTTTGTTATGTGTATCTTGTAACACGGGTTTAGGTATGTTTTTGGATAATCCTTACATCTTATTAAAAGCAGCTCGATATGTTAATACTAAAGGTATAGGCTATATCTCAGAAAATTCGGAATTATATTTAGATGATATATCTGATTTTGAGGCTAGTTTTTCGATTTAGCGCCCAATAATGGTCGATAAATACGTATTAAATAGAATAGGCGGTGATAACTCTTGGAAACTAAACAATTCACGACAGCTATTGCTGAATTAGCAGATATTGATGGTGAGTATGAACACCCACTTTTAACTAGAATTAAATTTATTCTTACTACAAATGAGCCCTATACCCTTTCAACTTCGCAAAAGAATATGAAGCAGGGTATCAAGGAAGAAGATTTTAATGATGTTATTAGAACCGGAGTGGGAATGCCAATCAAGATGCGCTATTTACGCAAGAGTGTTGGCAATCACCTTGGCTCGATACCAATCGGGCACATTAGTAAGATTGAAAAAATTGATATGGAGAATGGAATAAAGGCATTAGCCGCTGAGGGAGTTTTATATACTTCGGAATATCCTGAAGAAATTGACTATCTTAAGGTTGCATATGCCGCAAAGGAAGCTCCCGGTATTTCTTACGAAATACGTCATGATGCAAATAAAAGCATTATAGAGAATGGAGTAGAGTGGATAAAAGATTTAATTACACAGGCAGCAACGATCGTTAGAAGTCCAGCTTATGGTAACAGAACAGCTATTCTGGCGTTAGCTTCTAACAAAGAATTAAGCACAGATGAATTAAATGAAGAACTTTTATCTTTAATAACGCCAAAAGATGCAGATAAAGGAGGTAAACCAATGGAAGAGAAGGATGAAAAGGAAATTGCACGACTTACTGCTCTTGCGGCAGAAAAAGAAAAAGCTCTTGGTGATACAACGACTGAACTTGATAAGGTTCGCGGGGAATTAAAGACCGCTCTTGATGATTTGGCCGCTGCTAATACACGTAATGGTGAATTAGAGCACTCAATAAAGATCGAAGCTCGTGCTCGCTCTTATGCTGAAGCAGGTCTTACATTTGATGAGGATGCTGAAAAGGCCAAGACAAAGAAAGAATTATTAGCTAAGATGGATGACGAGGTTTTTGCTACGTATATTGCTGATCTTAAGGAGTTCGCTTCTAAGAAAAGTACTACAGCATTAGCTTCAGCCCCCAATCGAGGGGTTCCTCGACTAACGGCACAGGATAAGGAAACACCTTTAGATGATCTAAAGGAAGCTCTACGAGGAATGTCTCGAAATTAAGTATAAGGAGGTTGAAAGTTAATGGCAGCAATTGATACTGGTAATCCTACCCACACTACGTTCATCGTTAATAAATATGATGATATTGATGGACGCCGAGTTAATCAGGATACTCCACGAGGCCGACTGTGTTTCAGGGATGCTAATGGTCGTATGACTCTTCCCCGAAGTGCAGGCGAAGCCGATAAGGCTTTATACCCAACTGATTGGGCAAAGCCACTAAATCCTGGTCCATATTTCCTTAATGCTGGTGGATTAAATGGTACAACGTTGTACCCATTTGATGATGGCAGTCTTTATAATCAGGAAAATAATTTCGCCATTGATCCTGATGTGGCATTTCAGACTCCGTGGCCTGCTGCGGTTGGTCCAGAGTATGAAATTTCGCCACTCTTTTATGATCTTCCAGTTCCATCGGGTGCTAAGTGTCTTGTTTGGGATCGCGGCACATTTACGTATGGCTCTGGTAATTATGTTGGCGGACCAAGCGCTTATGGCATAAGCGATCCGGTATATGCCGCAACTTCAGCAGGCAACGAAGGTAAGTTAACCGTTTCAGGTACTACCGCAGTTGGATTTGTTGTAGATAAGGATGTATTCGGTCCAGATACTATTACAGTTAAGCTATTCGGCTCTGTTAAGTAAGTTAATCTAAAGGAGGGGAAAAAGGAAATATGAAAAAGGATGCAAATCTAAAAGATGAGCAAAGATTAGCTCTTGCAGAGTTAGCACGTAACGACCGGGCCGCATTTGCAGAAGTAATCACAGAATATGTTGATCCTGTATATCTAACTCTTGATCTAGTCGGTGCTTTCATGAATACTCGTGAAATGAACTTTGGCGAGCTTCTAGTTAAGCGATTTCAAGGTAAGTACCATGTACAGCAAATTGTTCCGGGCCAAATTACACTTGCTGAGCAGATTGTAATTCGGGATAAGGCGATGAGCATATCTCTCGATATTCTTGCTGCTAAGGCA